AATTCTATTAACCAAATAAGGAATATCAAAAAATTCTGTATTCCAGCCTGTAATAATGTCAGGAAAATTAGATCGCCAGAAGTTAATAAAATCATAAAGTAAATCTTTTTCAGATTCACATTTAAAGTAAGTCACATCTTTTCGATTAGTTTTGTAATCTCTTAAACCAAATACAACGATCTCTTTGTTTTGTTGGTTCTTTACTGTAATAGATAATAGTTCTTCGTCTGCAACGTCTGGGTTAGGAAATCCATTTTCACAAGCAACCTCAATATCAATTGTTGTAATTAGAATTTTATCTTTGTCAAACTCATTTCCATATTCTTCATTTAGAAATGAATACTGAAACTGTGTATTACCATGAACAAGATGAGGTTGATCTTTATAATTTTCAACCCACTCTTTTGCTTCTTTAATTGTTTGATGTTTTATTGGCGTGACGTACTTGCCATCTAAAGTTTTAAATTTAGTTTCACGCATGACAGGGCAATACAAAGTTGGCGAATACTTAATCTTTCTCGCAACTCGTTTACCATCTACCACCTCACGCAAGAGTAATGAATTACCCCACGGCACAATGTTTGTATAAAACCTCATAATATAACCTTCAATGTATTAATGTCTATTTTACTTCTTTTGGATTCTTACCAATATTATACTTTGTCTTGAGTTCCCAATTCTTTTTATCCTTAAACGAAATAATCTTAATCTGACTTAATGGTGACATACTGTCAACATCTTCTTTAGGAATAGAAACTAAACCCCAATCTTTTAATAGATTAGCAATTCTGTTTCTACGACCAATATCGTTTTCTGTTAGATTGGTATCCTTACCATCCAAAGCAAATAGTTCTTTAAAGTGAACAATGTAATACTTACCTTGTTTGTGTAGGATATGACAAGATTGATATAATATTTTTTCTTTCCGAGAAGCAACACCAATACGAGAAAGTGTCTCTCTGACTTTTAGAAAGTCATCAGGCTCTTTCAAGATCACTTCGAGCATATGCTCTTTTGACCATTTAATGTTTTCCATGCTTACCACCTTTATTCAATATCTTTTTAATCTCTATAATCTGTTCATTATTAAGTATGTTAAGAGCCGATTTTGCTTTTTCATTACTATAACCATAATACTCTTTTACATACTCTAAATTTTTTGATTTGCCTGCCTTCATCCAAGGTGCAAATCTTTTTCTACTTCTAACACTATTTAGTAAAAAATCATATTGCATTTTAGCATCTGTATGGTGCAATCTATTCATTTCATTGATCAACGATACAGTGTCGCTGAATGGTGCTAGACACTTATTAACAATGTATGTAGGATATTTCTTTTCCCACATAGGGTCATCGCCATTCATAAGATTATTTTTACGAAAGTTTATAGAGTTGAGATAATCTTTTAATTCGTACATTATACTTTTTCTGTTTTAAAGACTATGCATGTTCTTAATAAAAAACATTTTTTACTTACTGGCATTGCTTGATGATGATTCTTAGCAGTAAATCCAATTAGTCTATTGCCTTTGTAATTAAGTAAAGTACCTTTTACTAAATCATCGTCATAAACTGTTGTTCCACCACCATAGTTGATATTCCAATTCATGTTAGGATAGTAGATATAAGTTATCTCACCATCGTCTTGATGAATAGATGGTTCAACACCTGGTGTATGTGCATTAAAATAACATCTTACAATTTTTGTTTTAGGAAACTCTGGTGAGTTTTGAATACTTTCCCATAATGGAATTAGATAATCAAAACCATTTTTTGTCATTTCTTCTATGTCATGACCTGCCAAAGTATGCCAATGTCTATCTGGTTCATTCTTGTTTGCCTTGTAATGCCAATGCCATGGGAATGTACCATTGTGTATATACTCGTCAATTAGTTGTGCAATGTGCGTTTCTAAAAAGTTATCTTTACATATAATCATTTGAATTTCACCTGACTCATAATTTCTGTCATACACGCAAGCATATTAATTTCTTGATCTGCTACGAATGCTGACTTGTATTGATAATCTGAAAGTATTACAACTGCATGAGGAATTGTACTAGGGTCTACATGATCATATAGACTATCGTAAATAGTTCGATAAACTCTACTAGGGTCATTATCTAGATTGTTTACAATCCACTTTCTAACATTTGTAAATTCTTTTGCCTTTAAGAAAGAAACTAATTCTTTTAAGTTCTCGTTTCCAATGTTTAAAAGAATACCTGCATCTATTTGACCAGATGATGAATACCTTTGTAATTCATTTAATACTCTTCGCCAATCGGGAAAATAAGAATTAATTAATTCTGCAATTGCTTTAGGTTCAAACGATACACCTTCATTTCCTAAAATTTCTTTTACTCTTTCAAAGAAAGCTTGTGCAAGTTTAACTCTCTCACCATTCTTAATTTGAAAATCAATATTAGAACATCTTGATTGTAATGGTGCGATTAATCTGTTTTTGTAATTACATGTAAGAATGAATCCACAGTTCTTATGAAACTCTTCCATAAAACCACGCAATGCAGGTTGTGTAGATTGAGGATTTAGGTAATCTGCCTCGTCTAGAATTATATATTTACGACCACCTTCAAGTGATACCGTAGATGCAAAGTTTTTAATCTTAGTTCTTAATACATCAATACCAGACTCCTCTGAACCATTGATGATCATCCATGTACTACCAATCTGTTCCACCATTGCTTTTGCAATAGTAGTCTTACCAGTTCCAGCACTACCAGATAAAATTAAATTAGGAATGTGACCTGCATCAACAAACTCTTGAAAGGTCTGTTTTAATTTAGACGGAAGAATACAATCTCCAACCTTAGTCGGTCGATACTTTTCAACCCAAAGAAATGTTTCCATTATTAACCCTCGTATTTTGACTCAGGCTCTAATGCAATCCAATACTCCACATTGTTAGTCTTCGATTTGAAGTGACTAATATTTTTTGAAGAAACTGATACATCATAAGTACCTGGTAATAGTTTTAAATTTTCTACTTTGTAATAAAACTCAAAAGACTTAGACTTGTCTGAAGTAGTATTTACTTCGATAGAGTAATTATTAGCAGTATCATTTTTTTTATCTGATACCGTCATAGTAGTTTGATCATTCTCTTTTTTCAACACTAAGTCTGGTGCTTGAATTACAGACGCAGCCTTTTTAAGTTGATTAAGAGTATCACTAGTAATTTCAAAACAAACATCCACACTTGGCATTGTTATCATTTTACTAGGACTTGTCACTACACTCGGGTCAGAATAAAAGTATTTAAGTTTTGTACCTTTACTTGTCTCTTCGTTGATTGTTAAGAATTGATTTTCGAAATCAATTACAGGTGTTTTAAATAAACTTGTACTAGACAAAAATTCATTTAAATCATAAATTGCAAACTGCTGATTAAATTGTTCATCAACATTTGCCTTTGCCAGAATGTTTTTCATTGCTGACATCGTAGTAATTGTACTACCTTCTTTGACCAATAGATTAGGATTGATCGTTGAAAAGTTTTTCAGTACGTTTACTGTATTTTCAGTTAGTTTCATTTTTCACTTTCTCCATAGTATTATCTTCACTTGACATTAACAGTATAATATAATGAATTGCTTTTAGCAAGTCTTTTCTGTTTTTGCCATTTTTCTTACCATACCTTGCAATATATTTAATTGCATTAGCCTGGCAAAAATCTTTATCAATTCCAAGATGTCTTAACATATCTTGAACCTGAAATCCGTTTTTGTCAACACTATAATGTTGATTATATGTTGACGATATATAATCTGATATTTCTTTTATTATTTTTTCTTCACCGTATTTCAAAATGACACCCTCCATAACTTATAGTTTCTTAGTGTCACCAAACCTGTTGATACATAATCTGGCATAACTAACATCACACCTTTTTCTGCTGTGATACTATCATATATTTTTGGATAGAGGTCATGTCCATAACCAAAGTTAGTAGATGAACCCCAAGTCAAATCTGCTTGACCTGTATCATCTAAGAACATAATAATCTTAATCTGACCCTTTTCTCCAATGGTCAATTTCTTTTCTAGATCATATGCCTTTTTTAAATACGTTTTAGAAATCTTATTGATGATTGCGTTTAATGCTTCGGAGTCACCTTTTGTATCTTTTATTTCTTCAGTGACTTCACTAGGAAACTCAACACGCAAAATAGGACACATAGTCTGATTTCGCATTTCGATTTTTAAACCTTTGTTAATTTCTTCTTGTTCTTGTTCAAGATTTTTCTTTTGAGAAACTAACTTGTCATCAATCTTTTTTGCTTGTTCGTTAAATTCTTTATCTGGTATTGCCTTACCGTCAATCTGATCAAATGCTTTCATAATAATATTCCTTTATATAGTTTATACACCAAAAGGGGGGTCGTTGTCAACCCCCCAAGTGAGATATATTATTTAATAGTGATCGTTTTGAGTTTATCTTTCTCTGGTACAATCTTTTCCATTGATACTTTCAATAGACCGTCTTTAAGTTCGGCACCTGTCACTTTCACATCATCTGCAATAGTCCAAACTTTCTTGAATGATCTCTTTGAAATACCTTTATGCAGTACACCGTCATTATCTTCGACCTCTTTAGTGTCTTTGTCTTTAACAGACTCGATAGTAAGTTTACCTGCTTCTACTTCCACTTTAATATCTTTTTTAGAGAACCCTGCTAGGGCAACTTCAATATCATATTTGTTCTTGTCAGTTTTGACAATGTTATATGGTGGATAGTTAGTTTGATTAACCAATCTCATATCTGAATCGAACATAGAATCAAAAGACGAAAATACATCGTCAAATCCTATTGAGAATGGTTGTAGTTGTTGAAAAAAGCTTAATCTGGTCATATTAGAACCTCCTTATTTTAAGCAAAGTTTAATTTGATACCTCTAATGAGCATATCAGTTATATTTATATAGGGATTGTTTTTCAAATTACAACCCCTATACAAAATTTTATTATTGAGTAGTCGATTCAACCGACTCCTCATCATGTTCTATTTCAGTTTGATCATCTGCTTTTAAGTCTTCGACTTTAACTCCAGCATCAATCTTAGTGTATAGATTAATAAATGATTCTTTTGTATCATCATCAAATCTGTTTACACATAACTCAACTGCTTTTAACTTATCATTAAAGATTGAATATGCTTTCGCAATGTGATCAAGTCTTCTTGTTGAAATGATCTCATCAATTCCACCTTCATAAAAAGTTTTTCTGATTACTTCAGACCAAGTACATAAGTTTTCTGCAAACTTCTTATCAGTTTTACCATACTTAGTCATTGAACCAAGAACAATCTTTTCCTCTACTTTTTTAGCAGGGTATGGTTGTTCAATTGTCACTGCAAATCTTTCAAGAAATGCTTCGTTCAAAATGTTAGTTCCAATAAATCTACCGTCCTCAGAACCTTTACCTTTAGTATTGGCAGTGGCAACAATATTGAAACCTTTTTTAGGGGTAATCCATTTGTTTACTTTCTTTAAGTAAACACCTTTACCTTCTAAGACAGGTTGCAAACACATAAGTTTGTTAGAACCTAGATCGCATTCATCTAATAGAAGAGTACAACCTTTGTCCATTGCTTCGATAACAGGACCAGGAACAAACTTAGTCTCACCATTTACAAGTCTGAAACCACCAAGTAAATCATCTTCATCTGTTTCAATTGTAATGTTAACTCTGATTAACTCTTTTTTCTGTTCAGCATGTAATTGCTCAACCATAAGAGTTTTACCATTACCAGATAACCCAGTAATGAATACAGGATAAAACATATTACTTGAAACAACTTGTTTCATAGTTTTGTAATGACCCCAAGGTACGAACCCTTGAAATTTACTAGGAACAAGATTTTCTGTATCTATATGAGTCGCAAATAAATTTACAACTGCAGCATCCTGTGGTACGGACTTAGGTACCTCAACTGTTTTTTCTGAAACAAGTTTACCGACAGTTGCAACGCCTTCAGTAGGCAATTTGTATTGTCCATGTCCAACCTTATATTCAGATTTCTTCAACCAAGACGGATTAGCAAATCCATTCTTAGTTGCAAAAGTATTAATGTCTGATCTAGAAAGTATAGCACCTTTTCCATACTTTTTTGAGATCGCATCAATAAACTTTGTCTTTTCACTATTTGTCATAATATACCTCTCATTGTTTATTCTTTATAATAACATAGAAATAGTCGAATTGTCAATGGTTAAAAAAGTGTTGCTACACAACATTTCTAGGCGACCATTCCTATGAATTTGTTTAATAACTGTCTGTTTACCGTTTTTGCTTTTAGTGATTTGGTAAAGGCAGACTTAATTGAAGATGTTTTAGCACCTTCTTTTATTGTTAATTCCTCTGATTCTATATTCTTGCCACCTGTTGGTAAGATGTAATATTCATCATATCCTTGAGTCTTACAAACAGCAACTCTATTAGTTCTTAATTCTTTTTGAATTGCAATAATCTTTTTACTATCGGTAGACTTGTAATGATTTAATCTAAATTTACTTTCAATAGTTCTTAGATTTACTCTTCCAGCTCTACCAGAACCTGCAATAAAAAATCCTGTAATACTCATGTCTGGTATAATCTTTTTAAGTAATTCTAATATTGCAACAGTATTTCTACCTGAAAAATCAAAATGTTTTTTAACGATTGATTTACCAGACTCTTTATGAGTGATTGTTGTATTACCGTCTGTATAAGTCTCACCGTCTGTTTTCCACTGACCGTCAGATTGTAATTCTAATTTATGATAAACACTGTGACTATCACCGTCTGTTAAAAGAACAAGATTAGATTTTTGTACTTTGTATTTTTCAACAAATGCTTTTTGAACAACTGGTACTGTCATTAATGCAGCATCTAAAGGTGTACCACCAAGATTGTATATATCATAAATGTACAATGGTGAAAGCATATCTTTTCTATCTAACCAACTTCTATTATTCCAATACTCAGCATAACCAAGTAAGTATTTCATCATATCCATTGTTTGTTGTTTAGTTTGATCTGTACTAAAAAACTCAAGTAATCTTAAATTTTCTATATTGTATTCGTTGTGTACAAATTTCTGTACATAGTCCTCTAAGTTTGGTTCAGACCATCTACTCATTTTTTGAATGTAAACATCTGAAAATGCAAGTACCTGATATGGAATTTTAGTTCTTTGACAAAACCAAATTAAATTATATAATTGTTTTAATGTATCTTCCATATTGTAGGCCATTGAACCAGACCAATCTAAAAACATAATCATACCATGATTTGTTGCACCAGGAATAGTTGTCATTTTTGCAAATAGGTCATCATTAAATTTGTAAGTATGAATTTTATTCATATCAAGAGAACCAGTTTTAGAAGTAGTTGCTCTTTTGTATTGATCAGCAGACTTCTTCATTTCAAACTCTTTAACCATATATTGAATAACTTTTTTGTTATCATTATATAAATCAAGAATTTTTTTATCTAAGTATTCTTTAAATGCTTGTTCGTACTTATCTATTTCTTTACCATTTTGATTCCAATAATTAGTTTTTAAATCATTGTAGATTTTTTTGTGACTAACAATTAACTTGTCCATTTTAATTTTAGATGGCAGATTAATATAAAGATTTTCTTTTGCACCATGATCAATTACTTCATTGAATACATGACTTGAAGTTTGATCTGTTGCAGATTTTAAGTTATTGTCTTTACCTTCTGAACCTTCTGCTGCGTGTTCAGCAGTGTTCTTAGATGTATCTTCATCTTCTTTTTTATCATCATCTGTTTTATCTTGTTCTTTACTTTTTTGATTTTCACCGTTTGTAGTTTCTTCCATATCGGCAGGTGCAGGTTCATCACTATCAATTTCATCATCTGAATCGTTTTGTGAATTATTTGACCCTTGATCTTTTTCATCAGCATTATTATCTTTAACAACAAAAGACTTACCTTCTTCTTTTTGTTTTTCTTCTTCTTTTTGTTTATGGTATCCAGCAATCTCAACTGCAAGTTTTAAAACATCTTCTGGTGTCTTACATGCACCAACTTTATTAGATAATTCTTTTTCTTCTTTTGTAAACTTAACATCAATACCAGTTTTAAAGAAAATATTAATTTTGTCGATTACATTTAATTTAGATAAATCTTTTTTATTGATACCAAAGAAATCTATATCTAATAGTTCTTTATATCCTTTTTTAAAGTTAGTAATAGAACCAGGGTATTTTTTCTGTATCATTGCTTCGATTCTAGCATCTTCGATAACATTAACAACAGACTTATCAATACCCTGTTCTTTTATTTTGTCAAGCATATCTAAAGGAGTCCAAAGTGCATGTGCAACTTCATGACAGACAAACATGTCATATAAGTCATTGGAAATTGAATCTTTTAATATAGGTAAAACTAGTTCTCTTGTTGCGACATTAAAAGATGCCGTTTGAGACTTTTTGTGTACTACATGAATATTTTCTGTAGCAAGTAATTTTGCAATTGTTGATTTATGATCTGTATTGTTTTTCACACTAACCTCTTTCTGTATCATCTTCTTTATAATGACAGGTTAGTACGTTATTGTCAATGGTTAAAAAGCCCCTATAAATCAAGGGTTTTTAGTACAACCTCTGCGATAAATCTCTGTGCATCCTCATTTGGATGGGCATCTATACCATTGATTCTGTAATCCATATATCCATATTTCTTGATTAATAGTTGATACATAGAATATCCACCGAATCCTTTCCATATAGGAAACCCTAAAAATTTACTTTCATCCAATAATAGTGATATTGGATTCTTCATAAAATCTAACTCTCTTTGTTTTCTTTTACCAAATTCTATTTTAGTATTAATCTCTTCACTAGGATTATGATCTTCTTCTCTAAATTTATTATATGGTGGCAACATCTGAAACTGTAAGAAATTAATTCCTTGTTCTTTACAAAAACATTGTAATAGATACATCATCTGTAAAGTATCATTCTGTATATCTTTATCTTTAGGAAATTTTGATTGTATAGATTTGTACCACTCATTAACAAATGTTTCATTATGAGGTGTATGTTTAACAAGTTTATCTCTTTCATCATCCATTTTAGGAATAACGGTTCGCCATGGTGAATCTGTAAAGTGAGAATTATCTGTTAAAATATCTTGTCTTGTCCATTCTGTCCATGCAACAATAACA